CAAGAACAGGCACTTCAGGTTCCATGATCTGCGTCACACCTTCGCCAGCCGATTGGCTGATATGGAGGTTCAGGACAAAACGATCAAGACCTTGATGGGGCATTCAACAGGCGACATAACCTTCGACGTATATGTACACCGTCATGGGCCGTCACTGGTTGCCGCTCTGGAGAAGTTGGTGACGTGGTCTGACGAGAAGGCAATCAGGCTTGTAAAGGTTGCATAGCAGGCAAACACAATGATTTGTAAAGCGCATTACGCTGTAAGGGTTTGTAAGTGGTTGATATTAAGACTAAACGTAAGTCGTCAGAGTCCGCAGTATTACCACTATACGATCCCCCAGCAAGATGCGGATTTTAGGCAATAAACATTGTTATATCAACACTTTAACCGAACTTAGATTTGACTTATCCACTTTCGTTGATTTAGCAATGTGTATATATCTGTATGGATGTGTATGTCAATGTTGTTTTTCTGCTGTATCCATACGATCATCGCGCCTGCGAGGGGGCTACCTCAAAGGCGCGTTTCTTTTTTTCCTCGCAGAGCCTATTCGTAGGTTGGTTGATTGGGAGCGCGGCCCCCTCGCGCTTTATAAAAATATTTTCAAAAAAAATGTCCACTTTTCTGATTTTTTGGCATTTATAAGTACACACACAAAAATTGGAAAAACGACATGAAAATTACTATGGATTTAACTGAACAACAGGCTATCGCGTTATGGGGGAGTACGTTTGAGGGTCACGTTACTGCTCTTGGAAATTGCGACACTTTGATAGAGGAGTTAGTTTTAAGACGCGCTTTAAATAAGTTTGCAAAAGCATTAGAAAAAAGAGGCATGGGCAAAAAATATCCCAATTCTTTTATCCCACATATGGCAGACGATAAATATCTAAGCCTTTAATCCTTCTTTCCCCCGACTATTATGTCCCAGTCGATCTCGCTGACACTCTCGGCTGAGGTGTCTTTGACTTCAATCTCCTGCTCTGTCTTTGAAGGGATCAAAGCGGTAGCGATTCGGACATAAGTAGACGGGTCTTTCTGCCTGACCTCGGCAATCACGGACTCGCCGTACTGCTCAAAGTCGATGAGCATGGCATCCGTAAACGCCTGAGAGAATTTGTTGCGTGATCCGATCCGTCTCCCTGCTCTGTTGATCCGGGGATCATTCTTTACGAAGGGTTTTCCGACTGGCATGACCCGTTTCTTAACTGAAGAAGCCGCCTCTGGGGCGGCTTCCTTTACGAGTTTGTCGTCTAACTTTTTAGCCATCTTGTAACTCCGGGGGTGTGTGTTCAAGAACCTCCTGTCGAAGTTCCCAAATCTCTGGGCTAGAGTCCGAGAATGCGCCCTGCTGTGACAGCATCGCGTAACACGCGGCCAGTTTCGATCTCATGCTTTTTGCACCAAGCAATGCAGAATGAAACTGTGGGTTACTGATTCGACGCTGTACTGGTAGACGCATATTTGGCTCCGGTGAAATGTAATATTCTTCAGTCATGGTTGATTCCCTCCTTAATGAGGTAATCTTTTAATTCTATTTTTTCGTACTTGCGGCAGAGGTACTTCAGGCTCAGTTCCATCATATCGTAATCGCCGTCTTCTACGCCGTTGAGAACTACAACTCCCTGCCACGATTCCTTGGCCTGCGGCCCGAGGTACTCCTCTTTGTGGAGGTAACAACTTCCACAGATCAGCGCTCTCTGAACCTGTCCTGTGGGTAACGATCTCGCGGCTACGAGTTTGCCTTGGCGATGGCCTTGGCAGTAGGACAGGCCTACGTTACGGAGAATATTTTCTGCTGTTCCGCCGTATGCTCTGCCAGTGTAGGGAGCATAAAAGTAGTGGGTAAAGTAAACCCCGCCAATTGCGTTCACCGTTTTGAATGGGTAAAAGTTCCAACCCTCTCGATTCATTGAGTCCTCGGACAGGACTCCATCCAGTACCGGGTGATCATCGATGTACCGAATTAATCGGTGTTCGTGGTTGCCGCCATGCAGATGAAACTCTGGGCGGCTCTTCATGGGCTTCAAGGTCTTCCAGAATAAGTCCATTGCTCTGTTACCAGCCTCAATGTCCTCGATAACCCGCTGGCCCTCGATCTCTCTCCTACTGGAATAGGAACTTAGGGAGGGGAAGTCCCAATGATCACCGAGGTGAACAACGTGATCCCCCTCTTTTAGATAGTCTCTGATGGCTCTCGCCGCCCATTTCATCTGGGCTACTGGAACCCCGGGTTTAATCTGAGTGTCGGGGATTACGAGTATCTTCATAAATTTGACCACAAGGTACTGACTCCACTAAGGTTTCGATGCCAAGCACCATCCCCATTGGAATCCGGTTAAGTCCTCCCCATTGGTCTGTATCCGGCAAGTGCGAGTCCGCCAGCACAACAAAATCCGTTTTCTTTTTTCCTGACGAAACCAAGTACCCAACGGTGTGGATTACCCAAGTAGGTTCCTTCTTGAGTTCCTGCCACCCCGCAGAGTCATCGGCATCAATCCATGACACTCGCACTACCGAATGTCTACAAGTCACGTTTCTTACTCCCCGGTGATGGAATTATTAGCCCGAGCAAGAATGGAAGGCACAACGGGATGATCAAAAATGCTCCTACTACCCACCCAGCAACCTCTCCCAGCCTAGCCAGCAGTTCCCACACGGAATCCACCTTCCTCTCAACTGTATGTTCAACCCTTTTTTTATGTTCATAGATCGTCAAAATCGGCTCTATGATAATTTCCCCGGCAAGGTCTCCCGCCGCGGCTCCGACAATCGCTCCGGGGATACCAGCCGCGACGGCTCCAGCGGTAGCCGCTACCGTCGTTGTGCCGACCTTTGTTATCGTCCCACAGCCACTTAACAATACACAGAACAAGGTTAACCATAAAGCGGTCGATTTCAATTTTCTGACCTCAAACTGGCTAGTGGGTTGTCGCTTTTTATGCCCTCTTTATCTTCTCTTTCGGCTCTGATTAGGACGATCTTTTTGGCGATTCCCACCTTCAGTTCATTGAGGCGGTCGATCTCATTTCTCTTGTCTGCTGGACTCATATCCTTGTCGTCGTAGATGAAGCCAATTTGCTTGTTAATCTTTTGCATAGCCGTGTTGGCTCTGGTGTAAGTCTTGAGCCAGCGCATCACATCTCTGTTCTCAGCCACCACAGCCTTGGCCTCATCAGCCATCCTGTTTCGCCTATACGAGTCATAGGTAGACTTGAGTCCCTTCACTTCACCCATCTGCTCATAGAACAGGGTCAGGTACTTGGTTGCCTTTCGGGGAGACCCGGAATAGAACGAGCCAGCAGGGATTAATCCCCGCATCTCATCAACTCTGGTTAGCGGGTCAACGTCACTTGAAAGAATGTCAAAAGCGCCTGTTGTGGTTGCGCCGATCCACCCGAAGTAACCTTTGATCAGGTGATCCATCTGGACAGGTGAAATGTGCAAACCAGATTCTTTCAATCCGATTACGTCTAGCATCTCTCCCACAGCCCATGAGGACTTAACGGAGAAGTCTGAGGTATACGCCCTGACTCTCATATCCTTGGGTAGGTTGTTCATCTGCCAATAGATGTTTTCAATCTGTCGGTCAGTAAAGACATTCTTGTTCTGCCACAGTTCAACCATTGGCTTAACGATCTGAGGACGCCAGTCCACGGCCAACTGATGCATAAGCAAGTCGCGTATCCGAAGGCTGGTGTACTTATCCATATCCTGTTCCCCCATGTCCCGAATAAAGTTTTCGGTCACACGTTCCCCCATTGAGGCAATTGCCCCAATTTCAAAGGGCTTGGGCAGGAAGAAGAAGTCTTTAGTACCGGGGATTTTTATCGGCCAGTAGGTATCCTTCTGCCACTCTTCCAGTTCGTCGTAGTCTTCATCTCCCTCGTAGGAAAGACGTAGCAAGATGCTGGCGAGAGTTACTGTGCCGACAACGGTGAGCATTCTGGCGCGTTCGCCTTTGGCTCCTGAGCGGGCTAACTTGTCCAGCCCATTAAGGCGCGCCTGTAGAAAAGGAGATGCGGCCATCAACCATTGCGCGGCAACGCCTCTGCCATGTTGCGAGAAGTTAAGAAGGTCTCTGGCTTCCATAGAGGCCTGAAGGTGACCGACCTCTTCTTTTCTTTGTAAGTACAAGGAGGCGCGGTTAGCGTTTTCCATCCTGTTGCCGATATCCTGATACCAGCCAAACAAGCCACCTAAAACCTTCCGGGCTACCCTTGTCGTATTGATAATGCGACCTTCACCAACCGCATCCACCATCCTGCGAATAGCCGCGGGATCGTCGTTGTAAAAGCCAAACTGGAATATTGCTCCACCCATCATCATGTCAGCCGTCACAAGATGGTTGTCTTTCAGGGTCTGGTATCCGGTGCTGGCATTGCCCAGTCCGTTATATGAAAGTTTCCCGACGGCAATAGAGTGAACCGTGTCGCGGATCATGTTCCTGATCTTGAACGCCGGAGATGCAGTGACACCGATAGTTAGCCATCGCTTGAACGTAGACAATGTCCGAAGCGCTTTAGAGTCCACTCCTCCCCATGCAAGGGATGACATCGCATTCAGAACAAGCGGATCGCTTACCTCGTACCAGACTCTCTTACCGTCTTTTAAAACGTAGACAAAGGAATCAAATTTCTCGTTGCGGCTTTTGCCTTTAGAGAATTGAATGTTGGCAATATCCTTTTTGTTGGTTAGGAGTTTGGCCGCCCCCGCATTGGTGGCCGCTTCCATAGCGGCAACGCCAGCACGGTTCTTCATTGCGGCAGACATCAAGGATGTCCAGTTCATCATCATGTTCTGGAGCGCGTCGTTTATATTCTCTTCACTGCCACGAAGACGATTGATGACACTCTTTATATTTACAAAGTCGTGCGCCGGGGTTGGCCCTCTTGTCGCAGTCTTCCCATCCGAAGTGAACTCCCGGTAGAACGGGACATAAAAGTCTGTACTAAGGTTCTCCCTAACGGTTTCATCTATTACTCCAGCGTCCACGGCCATCTGCAAAACAGATTCCTGTAACTTGGACATCTTCCTCATTGCTTTTTGATAGACGACCCTGCGATCCCGACCGCTTTTCATCATGTCGTTTTCAGACTGCCGGTTAAGTTTTAATCCAGCCTTAATCTGATCGTCAGTGAAGTTCTTTTCCCGCTCCTCTGCCGCTAGACGATTAGCGCGGGTGTAAACCATCCACGCCATGAACCTGTCCGCTTCCCCGTCAAGGTCTTTCAGGATGTCGAGCAGGCCTTCCTTCGAGAAGTCCACGTCGTACCAATCAAATTGACCGTTGTGGTATCTTGCTTTGGGAGCGCCGTAGTGGAGCATTGCGTGAAGCATCCCGTGACTGTTCTCGGACAACTGCATCATCTGCCACGCTCGGGTGGCCTGATCACCAAGAAGGTTCTTTATCGGGCGATACGCATCTATCCAGTTCTGTACTATTTTTTGCCACCAACCGTTCCGGGCATCGGAGACCAATTCTCCAGCGCTTCGTCTGGCATTCCCACCAGTCGTTGCGTTAATAGCCGCTTTAGACTCCGCATCCAGACCTGAGTTTCGATTGAGGGAAAACACTGGCCCCTCCTCTCCAATCACTGCCCCACTCCGCAATTCCATCTGGGCGTTTTCCTGAACCCGGGTAAACAGGCTGGGGTTCTTTTTCTGGAGCGCTTTCAGGAACTGCTGGTAGGTAAACTTCTGGCTGTTGGCTTTTGATACCCCAGCGACACCGTCACCAAACGAGTATTCAAACTGGAACTCAAGGCCATTCATGCCGTCGAGTTTTCCGGTGGACAACAACTTCACGGCTCTCTCAATTTCAGAGAGGTCAGTCATATCCGTCTTGTGTCCGTTGTTGTAGGAAACAAACGGGAATGAGCCTGCCGCAACAAACGGGTCTTTGGCATGATCAGACATCCTGATCACCAGTTCTGTACCTGTCTGGGTGTTCTTGAACATGGCATACCGAGAGGTAATGCTGGTGTTCGGGGAGACAACAGGGAGATGGACATCGATGTTTTTGTAGCCTTTCTTGTAGACCCGCTCGGCTACCTTCATCATGCCGTCCATGTTTCTTCGGAGGCGTAACTCCTCGCTTCGGGTCAGCACTTTGTCTACGGCACTAATGATGTCGTAGCGTCTGTGTTCCTGCGTCAGGGTTCTGGTCGGAGGCGTGTACTCTGGGAATGCGATAGCCGCACTTCCCAGTTGTACATCCCCGCCTTCCATTTTCATAAATCCGGGTAACTGATTGTTCTGACGCATTGCCTTTCTGAGAGACCCTTGGATAACGTATCCAATCTCTTGGGGCGTCAGGTTTTTTGGCAGACCCGCGCCAAACAGGAATTTTTTAACGGCTCTCCAGATGCGCGTCCTGAGAGGTAGCGTGATCTCACTGGTGTCTTCCGCTATAGCGGCAAGCACCTCCTCAGCAAAACGATCTGTTCCTTCGTTGACCCTGCCGCCGTAGTTAGCCCTGATCCTGTCGTACCACGTCTTAAAGGTCGTCTCTTTGCCAGCCTCAAGTTCTAGGATAAGTTCAGCGTAGGACGCTCCCCCAATCATTCGTTTAAGGCCGAAGTGAGTACCGACCTCATGCAGGAGAACCTTTGGTGCGGTTACCCTGTTGAGACGGTTCGCTATTAGGTAGGCTGTTTGGGTCTTAGGATCGAACAACCCACGGGCGCGTTGAGCCGCGTCCTGATCCTTAATGAGTCCCGCGGGTAAGTCCGCGGCGGAGTTAACAATTTTTAGGATGCCGTCTGCTTCAAGACGAGCGATTCCTTTAGCACCAAATCTGCTGACAAGGGCTTGTCGTAGCCCAGAAGCAGAAAACCCGCCAGAGGCGGGCTTGTCGATGGGGATTAGGCTTTCTGTCGTTCCCTCTTTTGGAACGGTAGCGGCGGCGAGGGCTTTGATCTCTCGTACCGCAGTAGCATTGCCCTGCTGAACGCTGTCTGGGCTGAAATTGTCGGGAATTTTTCCTTCGTTATATTCTCTGAGGGCTTTTCTTGCGCCATCGCTAAATCCTAGTGGGGTAGATGTGGCTCCAAGAGCCGTGAATAATTGTTGTTCAAAAAACCAAGGAACAGCCTGAGAATCTGTAAAGTCTAGTTTACCATCATCCCGGGTTTTTATTAAGCCATTTCTTTTGCCTGCATCGACAAATAGACTCTTAAATAACGCTCTTTCTGCTGGACTTCTGGGACTGTCAATCAGCCCCTGATCGGATAATTTTCCAGTCCAAGGCCCATGCTTCTCCTCAACCATGCGACCTATAATTCTATTTATCGTTCGGGTGGCCCATTTATCAATGGTAAGACTCTCGGCATCCGAGATACTCATGATGTTTTTAAAAAATGTTCCAGTTTTCGGGCCAATAACATCAGACCCAAGGAAGATTGCATCAGCGCCGCCAATCAACTCCGCTTGCTTACCTAACCCCCCATATTCCTTCCTGACAGAATTAAGTTCACGAACGGTATGCTCCTCAAGCAACCACTTCGCTACTCGTTCTGGCCCCCAGTCTATAAGCAAATTATTCAACATCCTAAGTTGCTGGGCCATCACTGGATACCCAAACTGTCCTTTAGTTAGAAAGTCTCTAAACGTAATAGTTCCGGTTTCGCTATAAATCTTTGAAATCAGCGTTGCGTTGCGCCAATTAACATCAACCATTTTGTCAATACTGGTAATTGAAGAGATAAAAGCATGGATGATGCTTAGGTCTCTATCCTTGATATTGGATATAATTTCTTGGGTTATCTTGTAGGCCTCTGCAACATCTTGGCTGTACCAACCTTCCCCAGTTGAGTCTTCCTGTAACTGATACTTCATCTCGGCGGCAAGAATGTTAGCCGCGAGTTTATAGTCCTCTGGGTTGGTCAGGTCTAGAGGCTTTCCATACACCTTTCGATAATGCTCAGTAAGGGCGACACCTACCTCAGAGACTGTTCGCTTAGTCTGGTTTGGAGTTTTGCGTAGCCGAGTCCATGTCGTTCTCGCATTCCTGCTTAACCCACTTGTAGAGCCGAGCGAAAACAGCGGGCCTTCTGCGGTTCGATCTTCCACCCAAGCCTTAGCATCTTTAAGGCGAGGGAATGTATCCATCCA